GGCACCGAGTCCAGCGAAGAGCGCGCAGCCGATCCAGTAGTTCGCTCGAGTCATTGGCTGAGGGTGATTGAATGCAGCGCGGAGACTTTGGACGGTCCCGACGTGCGTATAGATTCTTCTCATAGTGGAAGGGGAGAAAGTTCTATGAGAGATTAGGCTCTCTCATGTCTATACAATAACATGCCTTGTTTATCATGTCAACATTTGCTAAAACCCTTGATTCTATTGGTTAATATGTACGCATGATAATAGTTATCAACAAGGCAAAAGGAAGGGGAGCAGGCAGAAAGCGAGGCGTTTAAATGGCCTAGGAGGAATTGAGGGGTATATGAGTGCCTTGGTCCACGTGTCGTACAATGTTAAAATGGCTTTGTTTTACGACACATCGCCTGTTCGTGGTATCATTGGCGCATGTATATCGAATCAATAAAGATGCGCGTTGAGGAGAATCACGAGGGCCTAGCTGCTAGGGCAGGGGGGGCGTGCGTGCAGGAGATAGGTGAGGAGGAGGGGCGGGGGTATACCCCTATGTCCAATGTTCGGGATTCGCGTGGCGCGCGGGAACTTTCGACAGGACACTCCCCCTTTTTAGTTCCCAATTCTAATAGAGAGGAGAACGTTTTGTCCTCTTTATCCCCCAATTCTAATAGAGAAGAGGACAATTCGTCATCAAGCCAAAGAAAAAAAAATCTGCTGGAAAATTCGAAACGCCTCGCCTCGCCCATCATCCCTCTCCCAAAAGAAGTCCCGAAGGAGCAGACGATCTTCCAAATGCTGACTCCTCCAAAAAAACTTCTCCCCCAAACTGATCGCCCCCTACCAGTCGATCCAAAAAAATTTTTCGCCCCGAAAGAATTCTCTGACGAGTACGCCCTCAGTGTGGCTGAGAGCATGGTGGCGTATTTTGGCCGCCCTCTCTCTGGCTGGTACAAGGAGATCGTGATGAACAGGGATGGCTCTCAGTCCGAGATCGAGAAGCCCTACACCGCGCCACTCCCTCTCATGGCTGAGTTCGCGAACATGGTGGCGCTGACCGAAGCCGAGATTAAGCAGCTCGCGAAGGCGTATCCGAAGACACTCGGGAGGGCGTACGAGTTCGCGCAGGACGTTGTGAAAACGAACCTTGTCCGTGGTGGATTGAACGCGACCTACCATCCGCAGTTCGCGATGTTCACCGCGACGAATGAAACGAACATGCGATCAAAGACAGAATCGACTGTCCGCACGATCGATATGAATGCCCTTTTAGACGATATCGAAAACTCCGATTCACCTCTCTATGAATAGAATCTACGAACAAGTTGGGGACGTGGTGACGACTCTGGCGCCGGCGATCGTGCCGAAGCTTGATACCCAGATCAAAGTGATGGCTTGGAAGAAGCGTGAGCAGAAAGATCCTCGTTTAAACGATCTCCTGTGGCGTATCTCCAACCTGTATTTTATTGAAGACAAGAACGGGAATACCGTGAAGTTCAAGCCAAATATCGTCCAGCGATATCTCTTGAAGAACCTTCACACCCGAAACATCATCTTGAAGGCGCGCCAGCTTGGGATGAGTACCTTTATCGCGATCCTGTTTTTGGATCAGTGCTTATTTGTGGCCGGCACGAAGGCGGCGATCGTGGCTGATAAAAAGGAGAACGGTATCAACATTTTTAGGAAGATCGACTTCGCGTGGCAGAAGTTCCCCAAGTCCTTGAAAGAGTCCGAAGGTCTGACGTCCGAATCCGACTCGACGAGTGAGATGACCTGGAAGAACGGCTCGTCTTTCAAGGTAGGTACGACGCTGCACTCTGGAACGTACCAGTGCTTGCACATTTCCGAGTACGGTCCTCTCTGTCAATCGTCCCCTGAGAAGGCGTCCGACGTGAAGAAGTCCGCCTTGCCGACTGTTCCTGATGACGGCGGTCTTGTGTTCATCGAATCCACGGCGGAAGGGGAGGGGAATGACTTCCACCAGATGTGTCTCGACGCGATTGAGCTTGAGATGAAGCTGAACGCCACTCAAGCCTCAGCGGACACCGAGGAAGTGAAGCGATCCTTGTCGAAGATGCAGTACAAGTTCTTCTTTTTCCCGTGGTACGAAGACCCTGGCTACACGATTGATGAAGACATCCAGATCCCCGTAGCAATCGCGAAGTACCTGAATGATCTTGAGAAGCAGCTTGAGATTACTCTCACGAAAGGACAGAAGGCTTGGTACGCCTTGAAAGCCGCGACGCAGAAGGGCCGCATGCGCGAGCAGTATCCGTCGACGCCAGATGAGGCGTTCCTTTCGACGGGAAACAAGCAGTTCAACGCAGACGTTTTGAATTTCAAGATGCAGCATGAGGTGCGCGAGCCTCTGTATGTTGATGGGGATTTGATGGTGTATGAGCACTACCACCGGAATCACGCCTACGGGATCGGCGCTGACGTAGCGGATGGCGTCGGTCTCGACTCTTCCACGATGTGTGTCATCGATTTCACAGCTAACCGTGTTGTCGCGACCTATAAGAGCAACACGATTGACCCTGTGAACTTCGCATTTGATCTTGCACGCGTCGGAAACATGTACGGGACCTGTATCATCGCGCCTGAGAATGCGCGCACGGGGCATACTGTCTGTGTGAAGTTGCAGGAGATGTACCCAAACATCTATGAATTCGAGATTAAAGGCGGGAAAGAGTCTCGCCCGACGACCCGCCTTGGTTTTTCGACGAACAATGCGACGAAGCCGCGCATGATGGCGTCCCTCAAAAGCATCATGGAAGATGATGAGAATTCTCTTTTCATCCCAGACCCTTCGATCATTCGCGAAGCGCGCATGTACGCGAAAGAAGATAACCTCGTCACCCAGTCTCAGATGGCGAAAACCACGCGCCACTTCGATTTGTTGATTGCAACCGCGATTGCGTGGGAGATGCGAGCCCATTGTACGATCTCGATGAACGACCCAAGACAGAAGGCACGCGTTGAGCGAAATCGCGAACGAACCCAGACTGGCGTTCGACGTTTTAAGTAAATGAAAAAACGTGTTATCATCAGAATCAATTATGCCTCCACAGAATAGTCGAGTTCAGTATCGAACGAACGTGCAAGGCACTCACGTATCCCCAACCACTCCTGCAGCGGACTCTATCGCGAGTTTGCTGGCAGAAATGAAGAGGAATTTTTTGAGTGAAAAGATTGAAATCATGGAAGGGTTGGAATTCAATCAATACGAAACGTTGAAGACGATTCATTTTTATTTGAATTCCAAGTTTGAGAATGGGGATGTGGATGAGAACGGAAACGATAAGTTCTTCCACAACATCATCAACCACCGAAACGCCCACGCGACGAAGAACATCGATCTCGACACGAAGGACATGCGCGTGACGACGGATCTTGAGAATTCGTATTGGAAGAGCTGGATTCTTCGGATGTCCTTGCAGAACTGGATGCGTGACGAGCGATTCGCGAGCATCTTGAATCAAATGGCAGAAGACCTGCCTCGTTTCGGTTCCGTCATTTGGAAGAAAACGATGGATGCGGAAGGCAAAGTCTGCATTCAGAACGTCGATTTGCGTGACGTGATCTGTGACCAGGCGGCGGATACGTTGCTTGGCTCTCAGGTTTTTGCGGAGCGCATCATCATGAGCGCGCAGCAGATTCGCGACAAGGTTGCAGATGGGTGGAGCGAAGAGGCAGTCGAGGCCCTCCTCGCTGCTGGCTCGTTCAAGAAACAGCCCTACATGCAGGAAGTCACGACGGCTTCCGCTGGCGTGTACGCTCTCACAGACTCCTTACCGGCCTATGAGGTGTACGAAGTATGGGGTTGGATTCCTGAGACATTCTTGCCCGATCACTTGAAGCCTGGCGCGTCTGAGGACGCGGAGGAGGGTGAGGCGCCGGAAGCCTCGAGCACGAAGTACAAGTACGTCATGGCGATCGTATCCGGGCTTGAACCAGGCGGCGCGAACCAGACGTTGTTTGCGGAGCTCGCTGAGCCTGAGGATTTTCCATACGAAGAGGTCCACATGCGCAAGAACCCAGGTCGCTGGCTTGGGCTTGGAAACACGGAGATGTTGATCCCGTTGCAGATCCGTATCAACGAACTCGTGAACCGCTTCTTCATGGCACTACGCATGGGGTCGCTTCACTTGTTCCAGACGCGTGGGAAGATGTACTTGAAGAACTTGATGCAGGATGCAGTGGATGGCGACATTCTTGAAACGACACATCCAATTGATCCTGTCGCGACGGAAATTCGTGCGTTTAACCAGTACCAGAATGAGGTCACGATGATCGAGACGTTGGCTGACAAGATTTGTAATACGTTTGAAGTTGTCACAGGTGAGTCCATGCCGGCGGCTACTCCGTTCCGTTTGGGAGCTCAGCTTGGCGCGTCTGCAAAGAAGCTCTTTGAATTCGTTCGTCAGAACTGTGGCATCTTTGTTTCTGACGTCATGCGGAACTGGGTGCTTCCTGAAATCGGAAAGAAGATGGATCACGAGCACATGATCGATCTCATGGGCTCCGTCGAGGAGCTTTCAGCCTTCGATGAGGCGTATCGAAACTCTGTCTTGTACGGACAGCTCAAAGATTACATTTTGAAGACGGGCTATTTGCCTACTCGCGAAGAATTCGACACGGCAGCGAAGACTCTCTCTGAGCAGATGAAGAACTCGGACCGTAAAATCAAAATTGAAAAAGGATTCATGGATGAGGAATTCCTTGAGAAAGCACGCCTCTCCATTGACCCAACCGGAGAAACGGAAGATCAGTCAGCGACAAAGGAAACTCTGGGGAACATTCTCCAGATCGTTACCTCAAATCCTGCGATCCTCCAGGATCCGAATGCGCGCATGATTATCGGTCGCATCATGGAATTCTCTGGCATCTCACCTCTCAAGCTTGTTGGATTCACGTCTGCGCCAGTGCAGCCAATGCCTGGAATGGATGCGGCATCCCCTGCGATGAGTAAGTTTGCCTCGAATCCTGGTGATGCGTCTGCGAAAGTTGCGCCTCAACCTTCTAACTCAGCGCCTACACGCTAATCTATGGAAAAAGATCTACAAGAAATTTCCGATGACGAACGTCTGGTCATTCAACGCTTCATCGCGTCGAATAAACCAGCGTGGGCTTTGGTCCGAAAGGTCCTTGCTCTTCACCTCGAAGAACTCAGGGATATCAAGAAAATTGATTTAAAGGGCAACGTCGGGCTCCAAACGTGTGCGCGTTCCAACGCGTATGATATACTTAGCGACATCTTGACGGACCTGGATATCGCTGAGCCGATATCTAAGGACCCGAAAGCCTCTTCGTTCCGTTAATTCTTTATTTTCTCACTATGCGCAAAGCAGCTCCAATGAAGGGTGCGAACGCTAAAGTCACGACACTCCGAACAGGAACAATGTCTGGCAAGAAAGCGTCCGGCAAAGCACAGAAGAAAGTCACTCGTTAGTTTTTTATCTAATTTGTATGGTCAGTAAAGACCTTAAAACCAACTACCCCTATGGCCGATGAAGCCAAAAAGTCCCTCTCGGAATTAGCCGAAGAAGAGGACGAGGAGACAACCTCGGAAAATCAAGATGAAGACGATAAGTCTTCAGAGGAGGATGAGGACAAAGGCACCGACGCTGACGAAGACTCCGATAAGGAGGATGAAGACGGCGAAGATGATGATGACCTCGATGAGCTCGAAGAAGATATCTTGAAAATGGAGGAGGAGGATTTATCCGATCCCGCCAATCAAGCTAAGGTCCTCGAAGCTTACAAGAAGACGAAGAGCCTCATTAAACAGAAGAAACACTGGCGAGAGAAAGCGAAGGGCGCCGATAAGGAGGCTGATAAACCTCCCGTCCCTAAGAAGAAGCCCGCTAGTAAAGGTTCTGAGCTTGAGGAAATTCGCAGATTAACGGAACGAAACGATTTCCGGTTTGACCACCCAGAAATCCCCTCGAGAATGGTCGATGAAGTTCAAGATTATGCGAGCGCCAAAGGAATTTCTTTGGAAGAAGCCTTGCAAAAGCCAATCGTCCGCAAGTTTGTCAACGACAAAGATGCGCGCGCACGCCTTGCAAAAGCCTCCCCAAGTTCCAAGCATCGCGGACCACAGACGGCAAAGCCAATCGACTGGACGAAAGCTACTCCTGAGCAAGTTGCTGCAAGGACACAAGAGATTTACGCCCGGGGAAGAGGCTAGTACGAGTGGACTCATTTAACCCCTATGCCAAATACCAATACTACCGTTGTACCTCACGTTCGTGCGTTCTACGATCGCCAAATGCTTGAAAAAGCACGCCCTCACCTCGTTCACACCTGGTTTGGACAGATTCGCGACATCCCCCAGAATGCTTCTGATACCATCAAATTCCGCCGCTACGCGCTCTTGGCTGCTGCCACGACTGCTCTCACGGAAGGTGTAACCCCAACCGGATCTCAGTTGTCTGTCACGGATATTTCCGCGACCGCTTCTCAGTACGGAGACTTCATCGTCTTGACTGACGAATTGAAGACCGAAACAGAAGATCCTCTTCTGATGGAACTTAACGACATTCTCGGCCAGCAAGCCGGAAACACGTTCGATCAGCTTTGCCGCGACGTCCTCGTTGCCGGTACGACTGTTCAGTACGCTTCCACCGCTGTCTCGCGCGTGACCGTTACGGCTGCCATGAAGATGACGGCTGCCGAAGTTCGTGAAGCTGTGCGTACATTGAAGATCAATGAAGCGCAAAAGATTACGTCGATGGTGAACCCAAATCCAAACGTTCACACGACTCCAATCAACGCGTGTTACATCATGATCGTCCACCCAAAGACGACTTTCGACTTGAAGGCTGACTCTGAATTTATCAAAGTTCAGGATTACCCAAACCAAGCTGATGTGATGCCAGGTGAGGTCGGCTCGATCGATGAAGTACGTTGTATCGAAACGACGAACGCTAAGGTGTTCGCAGGTGCAGGTGCTGCCGGTGTTGATGTCTACGCTTCCTTGATCCTTGCGACGAATGCCTACGGTATTACTCGCATCGCTGGAAACGCATTGCAGACGATCACCCACCCACTTGGTTCTGGTGGTTCGACTGATCCTCTTGACCAGCGCGCGACGCACGGTTGGAAGGGTTACTTCGTCACCAAGATCTTGAACGAAAACTGGGTCTTACGCATTGAGCACGGTGTAACCGCTTAAAGAAAATGGACTAGGGGCAAGCACATTGCCTGCCCCTAGTTCTTTCACTGATTAATCCTATGAGCACACAAGAATTTAAAAAAGCCACGTTGCCAGGAGCATCTGTCGGTTCTGTCGGAAAAAAGCCCGAAGTAGAAGATGAATCCAAAGACGAAGAGTTGGAAGAAGGTGTTGAAGGTTCTGATGAAGAGTCAGAAGCACCCGTCGAAAAGCCTGTAACAGGTAAGGCGGCAAAAGCGGACCGCGCGGCGAAAGTTGCAGCGGCTCGCAAATTGCTTGCCGAAGAAGAAGCGAACTTCGAGTACGATCCAAGCGTCAACATTGGCGACTTGAATGAGGACCGACGCTTCACCTTATCCGACAAAGCTGTTCGCACACGCGAATACCTGGCGCGTCAGAAGCTCATCATGGTCACGATTCCTCGCGATCCATCTGAGTCAAAAGATGCTGTCCACGGTTTCAACATCAACGGATTCGGATTCAGTCTTCCAAAGGGCAAGTACGTGAATGTCCCACAGGACATCGCGAAGATGATCTCTGATACGCACGGCCAAGATTTGGTCCTCGCATC